TTTAGACATAGGTAAAGAAATTACTGTTACTGGAGCTAATAATAGTAATAATGGAACTTATACAATAACATCTGTATCTGATGATGGTGCAAGTGTTGGAATAGATCCAGCTCCTGCTGGAAGCAGTGGTGGTAGTGGTGCAACTATTACTCAACATGAAAGATATCTTGATGGTATTGCACCAACTGGAACATCAAATGCATCTAACTATATGACAAAAAGATTTAGTTTAGATAATCCAGCAACTGCACTAAAAGTATTATTTGATGCAAATAGACCAAGTTCATCATCAATAAATGTTTACTATAAGATTGTTGAAGAGGGTGATACAAGAGATTTTGACAAAATACCTTATAAACTTGCAACAATAGATAGTGGTGATTCACCAGACGATAATGAAAATTTATTTAGAGAAAGAGAATTTACTATCAATGATTTAAATTCTTTTTCATCTGCAGCTATTAAGATAGAAATGAAATCATCTAATAGTGTTTTTGTACCAAGAATTAAAAACCTAAGAATATTAGCATTGGCGTTGTAAAATGGATAAAATTAAAGTAGAAGGATATGGAGAACTTGTAAGAGAAACATCTAGTGGTGCAATTATTAATACAAGTCGTTCATCATATCATACTTACATGAAAACTATGAAGAATAAGAAAATGGAAAAAGATCAATTGAGAGATGCAGTAAGAGAAATTAATACATTAAAAAGTGAAATGCATGAAATCAAATCTCTCATATTAAAATTAGTGGATAAAGAATAATGGCAGATCGTAACGCACCAGCCTCATTTACCTTTGAAGAATGGAGAGTAGAATTTAATCAACTTGCAACTGATGTAGGTGATATTGCTAATCTTCCAAATGTAGGTGGTAATAGTCCTACAGATATTATTGAGGCATTAACACAATTAAATTCTGGAATTACTCTTTCAGATGGATCAAACACACAAGCACTTCAATCTGGTACTACTCTTACAGTAAATGGAACTGCAAATGAAATAGAAGCAACTGTTTCTGCAACTGATACTCTAACGATAGGACTTCCTAATGATGTAACAGTAAGTGGTAACTTAACAGTAAATGGAAATATAAGCGGTACTGGTGTTGCAGATCAAGGGTTTGCAATTGCAATGTCTATTGCACTTGGTTAGTGAATATAAATAGGATAAAAGGAACGAAAAACTATGGCAAATAATTTTAAAAACGCTTTTGCAACAAATGTAAGCACTAATAGTTCATCTCCTACACTTGTGTATAATTCTAATGATGGAAGCAGTGATGTTAAATCTATTTTAATAGAACTTGATATTGCAAACACAGGTGCTAGTGCAGTTAGTGCTACAGTTCTTATTGAGGACAGTAATGGATCTGGTACTCCATCATATCATATTGTAAAGAATGCACCAATACCAGTGGGATCAACATTAAAGGTTGTTTCTGGACAAAAAATTGTTTTAGATCAGGCAGATAAAATAAAAGTGTATGCAACAGCTAATACGATAGATGTTGTTGCATCAATACTAGAGGGTGTTACATAATGTCGGATAGTTCTTACATTGGAGTTCCATTTGTAAATAGAGTTTCGCCAAACTTTTTAAAAGAAGATTTTAGTGGATCGAATCTTTCTACAGTAAATGGTCATGCAAACTCTTATGAATTAACTACTGAAGTTCCTGGCGCTAATGCAGAAAATCTTATGGTTGTTTTAGATCATGTTATACAACAACCAGACGTTGCATATGTTATCAGAACAAATGCATCTAATGAACCTAAAATATTAAATTTTCAAGGAACTGTTGCCTCTGCAGCTGCAATTTATGTAATTCATAGAGGAATAGGTGGATTTTCAATGAAACCACCAACTGGATCTGTAGGTGCGAATGAACTTGCAACAAACTTAACATCTTTTACTACAGATACATTTACAGGCAATGGTTCAACTACTGCATATACTCTTTCAGAAACACCACCTAATGCAAATTCAATTTTAGTTTTTGTAGATGGTATTTTGCAAAAAGTAACAACAAACTTTACTCTTTCTGGAAATACATTAACATTTACTGGAGCTCCAGATAATAGTGCAGAAATAGAAATTAAACATCTTGCAATTCGTTCAATCATTCGCAGAGCACCAGATTTTCAATTAGATACTTTTACTGGAGATGGAACTGATACAACTTTTACATTAGCAAATTCTGGAGTTCCAACAAATAGTGCATTTGTTTTTGTAAATGGAAATGCAATGAAACCAACCACAGATTATGCAATTAGTGGTAATGTATTAACTTTTACTTCTGCACCAGCTAATAGTGCAGTAATATTAGTAAGATATCAAATATAGTGAGGTAGAATTTAATGTCATATATCGGATCACAACCTTCCTATGGTGCATTTGAAAAACAGTTTTTTACTGGTGATGGAACTAATAGTATATACAATTTAGATCATGTCGTAAATTCTGCAGCCTCTCTTTTAGTAAGTGTAAATGGAGTTATACTAGAACCAGATGTAGGTTATACAGTAGGTTCGGCTAGTGGAGTATCAAGTATTTCTTTTACTTCAGCGCCTGGAAATAGTCATAGAATTTTTATCGTTTACATGGGTAAACAATTATTAACGCAAAGAGAAATAACACCACACATAGACGAATTTAATGGTGATGGAACAGCAACTGCATTTACTTTAACTAAAACTCCAATAGGAGCTCCATCTGCAAGTAGGTTTATTGTTTTCGTAGATAATGTTTATCAAAGATATGGAGCTTCATATGCATACGCAATAAGTGGTTCTACTATTACATTTACAAGTGCTCCACCAACTGGAACAAATAATATTCAAGTATTACAACTTGATGTTGCTATGACAAATGTAATAAATACAGTTGCAGACGGATCAATTACATCAGTAAAAATTCAAGATGGAACTGTTGCAAAAACAGACCTTGCATTTGATCCAGATGATGAAGCTACAGCTTTAGCACTAGCATTAGGATAAAATAGGAAAATAAAATGGCAAACACATTTAAAAATGCAATAAAAAAAGATGTAACTACTACAGGTAGTAATTATGATAGTTTATATACTGCACCAAGTAGTTCTGGTAATACTGCGATTATTCTTGGTCTTGCTCTTGCAAACAAAACAACATCTGCTGTTACAGTAAAAGTTCAAATAGATGATGTTTCTGATAGTGGTGCATCTGGTACAATACAACTTTTAGAAGATGTAAGTATTCCAGCAAATACTACATTAGAAGTTTTAGGTGGACAAAAATATGTGTTGGAGGCAGGAGATATATTAAAGGTAAGAGCTGGAACTGGAACTGCCATAGATGCATTTCTAGGAGTAATGGAGAGGACATAATAAATGCCAATTTCAAGAATTAACACAAGTGGTATTGCTGATAATGCAATTATATCTTCAAAGATTGCACAGGATATTGTACTCGCAGAGGATATTGCTAACAATGCAGTTACAGTAAATGAACTTGCAAATAATGCTGTAACCACAGATAAAATATTAGATGGTACAATCTTAACTGCTGACCTTGCAAATGATTGTGTAACTATTGATAAACTTGCAAATAACTCTGTAGGTACAGATCAAATTGTAGATGATTCAATAACATTAGGAACTCATACTACTGGTAACTATATGGTAAATGTTGCTGCTGGTTCTGGTATTAGTATATCTCATACACAATCAGAAGCATCTACTGCAACTATATCATATTCACCTACAAACGATTCTATTACTATGGGAACTCATACTACTGGACAGTATGTAGGAAGTTTAGCTGTTAATAGTCCAATAACTAAAAGTGGTGGTGCAGGCCCAGAAAATGCAACTCCAACTTTATCTTTAGATTTGACAACTGATTATAATTTTCAATCACAAGTAAAGGCAAAATCATATGTTGATGTTCATGCTCCAGTTTCTTATACTGGTGGTACAAATGATTTTAGTTTAGATCTATCAACCTCTAATAGTTTCAAAGTTACATTAACACAAAATTCTGATATTTTATTTTCTAATGTTCCTTCTTCTGCAACCGAAACAATGATATGGACACTTACAATACAACAAATTGCTTCTGGTGCTGCAAAATCAGTAGTTTATCCAACTAATGTTCATTGGCCTGGTGGACAAAAACCAACTCTTTCATCTACGAATGGAGCTATAGATCAATTTGTCTTTATGAAAACAGGTGGTTCTTCCAACATATACGGATTTACTGTAGGTCAAGACATTAAAGCACCAGCATCACCATAGGAGTAGCTCTATGAGTATGATGATGAAATTAATAAATGCTGCCGCTGGACAGAATGTTGGTGATCTAACATATTTCTTTACTCATTCTGCTAATAACTATGCAAGATTAAGTTCTGTAGATATGAATAGTGGCGAAATAAAACACGGCACAAATTTTGCAAGTACTGGGGTTTATTTTGATGCAGCTGAAACAAATGGTTTAGGATATACTATTGGTTATCCACAAGGCGTAACATCAGTAGCCTTAGGGGATGATGGTTTTGTTTATCTTGTAGGTCAGACAGATTTAACTAGTACTCATTCTAATACAGGCACAAACAAAACTGATATATTAATGAGATTTAATTCTAGAACTTTAGCACCAGAGCCTGGATTTTTTTATAATATGCTTACTCAAAGTGGTTTGCCTAATGGAAATTCATCAGCCATAGCTAATGATTTTTGTTTTCATCCACCATCTGGTTCTATAGTTGTTGCTGGTGGAAGTATTCCAACTGTTACCACCCATGATGTGATGGCATCCCAAACAATAAAAATTGATCCATGGCCTTCTACAGCAATTGATGCATCAGCCAGTGGATATTATCATAGTTCTTCAAATCCCAATGGTCGTATATATGGAGCGATAACTACCGAAACTGGAAATAGCACAGCTGTGAAAACATACATTCAAAATATTGGTGGAATGTCAATTGGCTCCAACTCAGCAAGAGTAGAAACAAATGGAACAGATAAAATTGCATTTGGCAATTATGGTGCAAACGAAAGTGAAAGTAAACTCGTCTTTAAAAAATCTACGCCTTACAAACCAACTTATTCATATACAACAACAACAAATGCAACTTTACCATCACCAGATCCATTTACTGAAATGAGAGGTCAAAATTACCCACATGGTGTTACAAGCAATGTGACCAGTTGGAAAGCTACATATACTTCTGGTACTATAGGTGGTATTAGAGATATGTATTACAGGCCTGGTAATACAAGTAATAATACGCCTGGGCAGTTTATTATTGTCGCTGGTGATGGTTATTTTCATATATTACCAGAAGATGGTCATAAACCAGTTCAGTATGGTAAAGGATATGCTGGCGGTGGTGGTTCTATAAACAGAACAATGCTTTCAGGCGAACACTCTGGTATTTTAATAACTAGATATTTGGGCTCCCCAAATTTTAGTAATACCTATGATCGTAACAATACTGCATTTCCAGATTTTACAAGCACTCATAGTGGTGCTGGAGTACAGATATTAGATATAGATAGAAGAAACCCAAATCATTATGTGTCAAAGCATACAGGAGCAGCGGATTATTATAACAATCTTGGATCACAAGCACAAGCAGCTCTTTCAGCAGATGCAGTTTGTGAACTTTTACCACTAGCAAATAATCCGAATAATAAACATCTTGAAACCTTTGTTCAAACAAAAAGTGGAAGAATATTTGGTATTACAGAGAATGAATCTACTACTCAAATATCGCCTCATGGTGGGTTTAGAATGCATGAACTTTATATTGGTCAACCAGATGCAAATAATTTTGATAGAAGATCTATTTCTTGGGGTGATAGTATAATTGTGCCTGGATCATTAAATAGTGGAACTGGAATATACTATCAAACTGGTGGTATTACAGGCAATATTAGTTTAAATGATAAAACTTTTAATGACTCTAGAGCTCTAGGAAAAACTAGATGGTTAGATCAAGGACATTCTTATATGCAAGATGTTCCAGCAGATACCATTTATCTTAGAGAAAATACGACTATATATGCAATTAATCCAAATACTAGAAGTAATATAACATCAAACGATTTTGCAAATCAAGGAGCTCATGCACTTAATACTGGTCATTCTTTAATAAATCCGAATGCTAACCTTACTGCTCAAACTGGTGTATCGGGCGGCGGTAGCGTAGATAAAAGAAAGTTCTTTCCATCTATAACTTTTAGTGAGGGAGCAAATACAAGTATTGTGACAAACTCTTCACCAATTTCCCATGATGTAGGATATGATCGTGTGGGAGATACTACTTTTGACATGATTTATGGTGATGACAGTAGAGTATATTTAGCATTAAAGGCCACAGTTTACAATGGAAGTTACCATACTTTAGCGTCTTGTCATACTTTAATTAGATTTCATACTGGAACAGATGGAACTGAATTAGTTGCTGGAGTAACAGGGCCCCACCCACATAAAATTAATGATATGAAATTAGCAGATAGTGCTGGTGCTAATCCAAACTACACTTATCCACAACATAGAGAAATGTATTGGTATGGTCTTTTTAGTGGTCATACTAATGTTGACAGTGGTGGCTGGGGCGGTAATAATTATGCTGGTTATACCGCCGTTAATAATGCTGGTGATACTGGATTTTGGAGTGAGGTAAATTTAGTTTATGATAATAAAAGAGATAATGTTATTTGTGTAGGAAGAAGAGATTTTAATAGTGGAGATTCTTATAATTTTCAACAAGTTACTAATACTGCCACTCCAAATGCGATTTTTTCAAGAGTAGTAGCAGTACCAGCTAATAGCATGAGCTCCTTGAGAGTAGGAAATATGCATAGTGGCAGTGCTTGGCCTGGAACTGATTATAGTCTACCTAGCTCTACTGGTGCTAACAGTACTCCTAGATGTGCTCAAGATGAAAATTATGGGGCAATATATGGTGGTTCAGGCAATTGGGAATCAGCAGTTAATGAAGCTAATAATGTATATTTAATTCCTTGGTGTAGTAGTTTTAATAGTAGTAGACCTAATGGACAGGAAAAACATGGAATTTTAGCTGGTGAAGTAAGAAATGTTACTTTAAATGGAAAAAGTACTTCAGTTAATCAAGATATAGCTGATCCTACATTACCAAATAGAGGTTCTCAAGTATATTTTTCTGGTATGACTATTGATGGTAATACACACCCATATGACAATAGTAATGGTGGATATAGGCAAAATCATGGTGGTTATCCTCATGGTCAAAATAGAATAGGTGCGTTACCCTCTTGGGGAACAGGTCTTGGAAGTTCTTTCGGTTATAATGTTGCTCAGTATGATAGTCCAGGCTATGGGGATTCTAATACAAATCACCATACTAGTATTCCCCCTTCAGCCAAAGCTGATCGTTTATATCATGCTCAAGTAAAATTAAAAACTAGTCAAACAGTAACAGTAAGTTCAGATAACAATGAAGAGGGTATTAGATGTGTTTGGTATTATAAAGGTGCATTTCATGGTGTAACAACATATAATGAAGGAACATATGTTTATATGCCTGAACCAGAACACACTACTGCAAATGATAATACAAATACTGTAACTCATTATGTAAGTCAATGTGAGTCTGGACAAAACAGTTATAATAATGTTATAGGTGGAAGTAATACAAAAATAGGAACAGCAGAAGGTTGTAAAAATTCAGATTGGGCTGCCTGTGTTGCTCCAGGCGGAATACTTTGTTTACCAAAACAAGATAGTGGTTATGCTAAAGCAGGATTTCTTGGAATTAACTTAGGAACAAAAACTATTCTTAATACATCTTCTGGAAGTGGTCAGCCTTTTGAAGCTCCTTCAAGTGTAAATCCAAATAACAAACAGATAAAACAAATGGTTGTAACTTCTACTGGAAAGATATGGGCCATACTGGACTATGAAAATGCTAGTGCATCAACTCTTCAGTTTAGAATTTTACAAGTTGTTTTCAATTCAAATTATTCAAGTGCTACTTGGAGTGGTGGTCTTTACACTTCACAAGCAAGTAATTCAAATTCTGGTCATGTAAAATTTTATAGAACTGTCTGTGGAAATATGCCTCAATCCAAAATGGAATGGGATGCAGTATAAATAGAATAGATTAGGAGAAATTGATGGTAGAATACTATAATGAAAAAACAAAGATAACTGCAAATTGGTCTGATATTGTAAATCAGAATCCAACTACAAGTTTTCCAAAAACTCCATCAGATGATATTGCAAAGCATTTTGGTTGGGAAGTTTTATATAATGGAGAGGTGCCACAGCCTTCTTTTGATAATTTAAAAGTTCTTTCTTTTGAAGGAATAGAAAAAAATGACCAAAACCAATGGGTAAAAAAGTGGTTAATTGTTAATAGGCATAAATCATATAAAGATGCAGACGGAAAAACAGTAACAAAAAAATCTCAAGATGATGCATATATAAAAAGTCTTACTGATAAGTTTGAAGTTCCAAATAGAGCAAAAAGAGATTTGTTATTAAGACAAACAGATCATTATGGACTATCAGACATAACAATGAGTGCAAAAGTAAAAACATATCGACAAGCTTTAAGAGATTTACCGACACACTCAAATTGGCCTGATTTAAAAGAATCAGATTGGCCCACTCTTTCATAGGAAATTAAGATGCCTTATTTAGGAAAACAACCAGTAAATGTAATAAAAAATAATGCAGTAAGTACAGATAACCTTGTAGATGATGCCGTTACTAATGCAAAATTGGCACCCAATGCAATCAATACCACTGAACTTGTAGATAACTCTGTGCATACTGCAAAGATAAATGCTAGTGCAGTTACAGATGCAAAATTAAATAATGATGCAGTTACTACAAATAAAATTAATAATTTAGCTGTTACACAAGGAAAACTTGCAAGCGAAGCAGTAAGTGAAGCAAAATTACACGCTGGTAATGCTCCAACAAATAACTATGTTTTGTCAGCTGACTCTGGTCAGCCTGGTGGATTAATTTGGTCACAACTTAGTAGTTTGCCTGGAAGTGGAGCATGGGAAGAGGTAGCTGGTGGTAATTTTTCTAGTGTAACTTCTATTACTCAATCATTTGATCAAAATTATTTGTATAGACTTTTATTATTTAATTTAAGAACAGAAGGTTCAACGAATCTTACTATAACTCCAGCAATTCAATTTTATTATGGTGCTGGAGCTGGCACAGTAGAAAATCCAGTTGTTCACTATAGAAGGCAAATTGATGGTAATTCTACTACTTGGGTAATTAATAATTATAATAATGTGGATCGTGGTGCTCTTGCTCACTCTATGCCAGTAAGTCAAGTTGGTAATACTAGTAACCAAACTAGTACGACATTTGATGTTTATATTACACAACCAAAAGTAGGCACAGGCACTCATATTTGGAAAAGAGTACGATATTGGTCTAGAGCATGGGGTTTTTGGGATGGTAATAGTACATCCTCATATTCAAGATATACTGAAACACAAGGCGCCGTTCATAGTTCCACAGGTTCTTATAATGACATAACATCATTTAAAATTATAGATAATAATTTAACAAGTAATACATTTTCTGGAACTTATAGAGTATTAAGAATAGGAGCGACATAATGGCTACAGAAAAAATTATTGTAGACGGCGAAATTATGGAAGTTTATGAAAATGATCCAAGGCATTCAAGTCAATATCGTCCTTCACAATCAAAAATAGATGCTGAAATACTAGAAATGCAAAAATCAGAAATGAGAGCAGAAAGAAATAAACTCTTACAAGAAACTGATTGGACAGCAAATTCAGATGTTACCATGTCTGCAAAAATGAAAACGTATAGAAAAGCTCTAAGAGATTTACCAACACATAAAAACTGGCCTAATTTAGAATCTTCTGATTGGCCAACTAAACCTAGTTAGGAAGATAAAATGCCATTTATAGGAACAGAACCAGCCGTATCATTAGATATTGTACATGATGATTCAATAGTAGAAAAGTCAGTTGCACTTACTGCTGGTGGTAGTAGTCCAGATACCATAAATGTTGACTTATCAGCTGGAAATGTATTTCATGTTACGGCAACACAGAATGAAACTAGATTTAATTTTCAAAATATACCCTCTGGAAAAGCAATGGGATTTACTATGAGAATTACAAGAAACAATTCCAATGGAGCCTTTAACATAGATTTTACAAATAATAGTGCATTTACTGTAAAGTTTGCAGATGGTGATAATCCTACAATTATGGCAAATGGTGAAACAGACATTTATACTTTTTATAAAGATGAAGTAAGTAATACAATTTTCTATGGTGCTTTGGCTGTCAATGCTGTTGCATAGTTATGATAGGACTAATACATGAGTACAATCGCAAGAAGAATGCAACAAGCACATTCTGGTGTTTTGCAAGATGGAGAAGTAAGTGATGTTTTTAATATCACCAACTATCGTGGTGGAATTAACTTTGTCAGTACTGGTGTAGATATTGGAACACATGGCGGAATGGTTCAAATCACAAATGCTATAGAAGATGGTATGTGGTATTACTATGATACTGAAAGAGGTGCAACATACGAAATATCTAATGGAAAGGGTGATATTCTAGGAACTTCTGCTGGTTCTGGATATACAAGTAATGCATATACAGGCACAGAAAATATATCTACACAAGTAACAAATTCTTTAACAGGATTTGTAACACAAAGTGGTCATTATGGATTTACTCTTGGTAATTCTGGAAATATAAATGAAGTCTATCAAGGCAACAGCACTGCCAATATGCAACACATTTATACAGCATATTCTTGGAGAAGGGCAAAACATTTTTTTGATGTTGTAAAATATACTGGCAATGGAGCATCAAGTAGACAAATTGCTCATGGACTAGGATCTGCGCCTGGTATGATATGGTGCAAAGCTATTTCAACTAATTCTGAATTTATGTGTTATCATAGAGGATCTGCTGGTGGAGTTAATCCTCATCTTTATGGCCATCATTTAAAAAATACGTCTTGGTCAAGTACAGGTGCTTGGGCTCAAACTGCACCAACTGCTTCAAACTTTAGTGTTGGTGGAGCAGTACCATCTGCTAATGAAACTACTCTAAATGATAATGGTATAGAATATATTGCTTATCTTTGGGGTCACGATACTGGTATAGGTGGTGATCATATTTCTAAAATTCAATGTGGATATCATACTGCAAGTGGTAGTGGTAGCAATCCTACAAATGGAGATGCAATAAACACGCCATGGAGATCTCAATATATTGCTTGGAAAAATTATAATGATGATGGTTATTTTTGTCAAACTGATAAATTTAATGGAATGCATACTGTATCTAATCATGGTGCTCATAATGGAGCATCAGTTGATGATCGTGTAAAAATTTTTCATTCAAGAACTGGTAGAAAAGATGAATTTGGTGATGTTAAATTTTTAGAAATGACAGCTGCAACTCAATTACAATTGTTTCATAGCGGAACTATGCAAAAAACTGTAGGTGGTAGTGGTCAAACTATAATGCATTTAATGGTTCGTGATGATGAGGGTACAAAACTACCAGAAAATAAATCTGCCGTTTTTTCAACAGGAGCAAATTCAACTTCTGGATTTAGTACAACTAACAGAGTAGATACTGCATTACATATTAAACCAACACAACAACTTAATTATAGTAATTTTCCTAATACTGGTGGTTACAGAGATTTACTTTTCAGTTCTCAATTTATGTCATGGAATGGAGCTGTCATAAATTATAATAATCAATATAATGCAACAAGCTTATATGATTATCCATTTACAGGTTATCATTGGAATACTAATCATTCGGACGAATGGGTTGGAAGGCCAGGTTATTGGCCTACAAATTGGCAGTTTGATAATACTGCTGGTCAAACAGCTAGAAATCAATTTTCACTTGGTATGTGGACAAAAAAGTTTGGTTATCACTCTTTTGAACATTATCGTGGTAATGGTGTAAGTAATCGTAGTATTGCAACAAGTTTAGGTGTAAAACCAGAAATGG